CAGGTCCTATAACACAATCGGCAACAGTTACTGTTAATGGTTATTGGAGTATCGTATGACAAGTCAATTAAATGTAGACACCATTGTAGATAAAGCAGGGTCAGGTGGCACGAATGTTAAGATAGCTAATACTTCTGTTACTGTTGGAACAGGTGGAAGTGGAACTTTAAATACCTCTAAAGGCTTGATTAAGGTGAGACATGATGCTTCTGCAGATGGTGCAACTTTGAATGACAGTCTTAATGTTAGTTCTTTAACAGATGATTCAACTGGAAGACAAACTATAAATATTGCAAGTGCTATGACTAATGGAAATTATAGCGTTACTCAAGGTTTGCTCAATAATCTTGCAGAACCTTTTGTATCAAATGATAGAACTACAACTGCATATCAAAGCAATATGTATGATGGAAGTTACACAGATTCAGCACAAAACACAATGGCTTCAGGAGATTTAGCATAATGGCAAGTGAACTTAAAGTAGATAAATTTACAGGTGTAACAACAGCAGGTTCTATACTTGTTACAGGTGAAGGCAATAGTACAACAACTAATCTGCAACAAGGGTTGGCTAAAGTATGGTGTAATATAAATGCTAGTATTGCTGTGCAAGATAGTTTAAACATAGCAAGTATAACAGACCATAGTGGGTCAGGTGAAAATAATTTTAATTTTACAAATGCTTTTGGAGCATTAACTTATGTACCAAATGGCATGAACTCTGATGATGGTTCTGCTAATAGAGGTGTAAATGTACAAGGCACATGGACTGGTGGAAATCAAACAACAAGTTCAGTAAGAATGAACACTTATAGTAGTGCTGACCCCTCTTACTTTGGAATGACAGGACACGGAGACCTCGCATAATGGCTAGTATATTAAGAGTAAACACATTAACAGATGCAAGTAGTAATAATAGTGTTGCTATGAGTACAGTAGCAGGTGGCACTGCTAAAATGTGGATAAATTTAGATAGTGATGCAGGAACACCTGCTGCTTTAGACTCACTAAATGTTGGAAGTGTAACAGATGGAGGTTCTGGCGTTTACACTTATAACTTTAGTTCAAACATGGGTAACATAAATTATTGTTTTCAAGGCACGGCAGCTCAAATACCTAGTAGCACTTCTTCTGGTCTACACCACGAACCACAAGATAACAATGCAAGTTATGCTACAAGTTCTGTAAAGTGTGAAACTTACTATGTTGATGGCAGTACAAACAGAACTAATGCTGACTTGTCTAATAGTAATGGAACAGTATTTGGAGATTTAGCATGAGTAAAGCAGCAAATTTAGCAAAGATGATAGCTTCAGGTGGAGTTTTGCAAGTTGTTCAAACTGTTAAAACTGACTCATTTTCAACAAATAGTAGTGGAGCACCTCTATCTACACCAATAATTGTTACTGGACTATCTGTTAATATTACACCAAAATCAACTTCTCATAAAGTTCTTGTTAAATGGAATTTATCTGTAGGACATAATGTTGATACTGGTCATACCTATTTATTTTTAAGAAGAGGAACATCAACAAATATACTTGTAGGTGATACTGCAAGTAACAGAACTGGTGCAACTCATGTAGTAAACAGCACAGCAGCAGGAGAAATGCACGTTTTAGCAGGTCAATTTTTAGATAGTCCAAACACAACGAGTGCAACAACTTATGCTCTTTATATAGCAACTACATCTTCAGATGGTTGTGGAGTAAACAGGTCTTATAGAGATAATGATGCCACAAACTTTGATGGCAGAGCAACTAGCTCTATTACAGTTATGGAGGTTTCAGCATGATGCACGATGCTATAAGAAAATTATATGCAGATGCCTGTACTATAAATGGAGATACTAAGGATACTATAACTGTATGGAATAAAAATGGTAAAGAAGTATCTATTGATTGGGACAAAGTGCAGACAAAAGCAACTGAGTTGCAAACTGCATTTGAAACAAAAGAAAAAAGTAAAGAAACAAAAAAAACATCAGCCATAATCAAATTAAAAGAACTTGGTTTAGATGATGATGAAATTAGTGTATTGATAGGAAATTAGTTGAGCATGGAAATAGATGCAATGTTATTTTGGAACATCATCCTAACTATGGTCGTTGTACCATTTGGTTGGGCATTCAACAAGATGTTCCAAGAGGTAAAGAGAATACAGATATTACTAAATAAGACACGAGAAGAATACGCACGTAAAGATGATGTAAAAGATGATATGCATGAGTTGATGGATGCAATCAGAAGATTAGAAGATAAGTTAGATAAGATATTAATTGGAGCTAAATAGTGGCAATATTCAGAGGTTTTAAACCACAAGCAATGCAAAGAATAGCAGGTAGACTTGGCTATACAGGTTCTATGGATAACTTTGATAATTATTTAGAACAGAATCCTGAGAAGAAAAGACAGATGATTGTTTTTCAAGAAGCTGCAAAAGAGATGGCTAAAGGTGGGGTTGTTAAGATGCAAGAGGGGGGTGCAACTCCTGCACCTATATATACAGGTGAAAATCAACAAACTGAAACAGAAAAACCTGCATCAATAGGTGATGTTTCTGCACAAAGAATGTTTAATCCTAATCTACCTGAAGGAACTATGGTGACACCTTTTGGTGTCCCTTTATCACAACAACAGGATATAATGCCTACTACAGGACAGGTGACAGGCACTGTATCTGTTCCTACCACTACTGCTCAGACAACCATGTCAAATCAACCTACTGTTCAACAAGCAAACATTATGGATGCTCAAGGCATAGCAGACCAAGTTAATACTTCACTAGATACACTTCAAACTGCAACCACAACACCTGATGACCCAAGAGCACAAGTATTAGCTGCACAACAAACTGCTTCAAGTGTTGGTAATTTATCATCAGCACAGGGTAATTCAATATTAATGACTAACCCTACTCAAAGACAAATACAAGCAGGAGAACTTGTTGATTCAGTCGCTAACGCAGATAAAGCCTCTAAATTTACTGAACAAGTACAAGCTGCAACTGCAACTGCTAGTGACCAAGCAACTGTAGCAGGTCAACTTGCCACACTTACTGCAAACTTTGATGCTACTAATCCACCTGCATGGGCAGCAGGAGCAGTAAGAGGTGTACAGGCAGTAATGCAACAAAGAGGACTAGGTGCTTCTAGTATTGCAGGACAGGCATTAGTTCAAGCTGCAATAGAGTCTGCTTTACCAATAGCACAAGCAGATGCTAGAACTATAGCTACATTTGAAACTCAGAATTTATCTAATAGACAACAAAGAGCTATGTTAGCTGCTCAACAAAGAGCACAGTTCATAGGACAAGAGTTTGACCAAGCCTTCCAAGCTAGAGTGCAAAATGCATCTAGAATAGCAGACATAGCAAACGTAAACTTTAATGCAGAACAACAGATAGCATTAGAGAACTCTCGTGCTGCGAACACAGTAAATTTAAATAATTTATCTAATAGACAAGCGTTAGTCATGGCAGAAGCATCTGCGTTAGCTAATCTAGATACTGCAAATTTAAGTGCAAGACAACAATCTGCAGTGCAAAATGCTCAAAACTTTTTACAAATGGAAATGGCTAACTTATCTAATAAGCAACAGTCAGAGTTGTTTAAAGCTCAACAAAGAACACAAGCATTGTTTACAGACCAAGCTGCAGAGAATGCAAGTAGACAGTTTAACGCTACATCACAGAACCAAGTTGACCAGTTCTTTGCAAATCTAGGAACACAAGTTGCACAGTTTAACGCAACACAGGCAAATGCTCAAGCACAATTTAATGCAGGTCAAGCGAATACTGTAGAGAGATTTAATGCAGAGCTTAATAATCAAAGAGACCAATTTAATGCTCAGAATCAACTTGTTATAGGTCAAAGTAATGCACAGTGGAGAAGACAGATAGCTACTGCAGACACTACGGCAGTCAATCGTGCAAATGAATTAAATGCTAATTCTCTTCTTGGTATATCAAAAGAGGCATATGATAATTTATGGACATATTATGCAGACACTATGGAATGGGCATGGACAAGTGCAGAGAGTGAATTAGATAGAATACAAAAATTAGCAGTTGCTAATATACAAGCAGATTCTTTAAAAGAAGCAAGAGCAATGGAAGCAGATGCAAAGGCAGCATCAGGTCTTGGCAGTATGGTAGGTACTATATTAACTGCAGGAAAAGACTCATTAATAGGTGGATGGTTTAGCTAATGGCAAATTTTATAGAGAACAATCGTAGAACTTGGTTTACTCTTAATGAAGAGTTAAAAAGAATGGGTGATAAACCTGTAGAAACTAATCAAAGAAGTTTACTTCAAAGAAAACCAAAAGAAGAATCAAGTAATATGTTAAATACAAAGCAATATGTGCTTACAATTAGAAATGCTTTTAAACGAAACATGGAAGCAAAAGAGGAGACGTAATAATGTCATCAATAGAATTAGAACCTGAATTAGATGCTCCTATTCCGGGAATGTCACTAACACATGAATTAGGTGCTAGACCTTGGCAAACTCCTCCTGAAATGCCAACAGTGGAAGATGCCATAGATTTTTATATACCTAGAATAGGTAATCCTGCAACAATAAATCAAGTATTAGGTTTACTTGAAAGTGGTACACCTTTACCTAACATAGCAGAGACTATGACTTTGGTTGGAACTATGGAAGGTAAACATACTGTAGATGTTGCAGTATTAATGAATCCTATAATAGTAGAATATCTAAAAGGTATTGGTGATATAACAGGCACACCATACAGATTAGAAAGAAAAGATATGGATATGGAAGCTAATCCTGTTATTGCAGATAAAGCAGTAGAAGCCTTAAAAGGTGAAGAAAAAGTTACTGAAGAACAACAGACTGAAATAGCAGATTTATCCAAGGACATTTTAAAAGAAGAAAAGAAAGGTCTAATGTCTAGACCTGAAAAAGAAGAGGAAGAGGTATAATGGCTTTATCTTTAGTACAATTCGCAGCGATAGCAGGTGGTAGAGCTGCAGATATAATAAAAGCAGACGATGTTAGAAGGTCTAAAGAGTATAACAATGCATTTAATGATTTTATTGATAACAATGTAGGTGCTATTAAAAAAGCTAGTGCAAAAAGATTATCGTTAGAAAATAAAATGAAAAAAGATATATCTCAAATTGTTAATACTTATGTTAAAGGTAATCCGAATATAACTGATGTAAACATGTATGAAGTTGCAAATGCTATATATGCTAGTCATGGATACAGTCTAGAAAATGTAACAAAGGATGTTGTGTCTAGAAAACGAAATCATCTTATGACTAATTTAACAGAGAGTGAAGATACAAACACATTTAATTATGTTGACGCTTATATAACAAATCCAAAAGATTTAAAATCAGAGAGAACATTAGAACAAATAGCCAAGAAGAATGCTCAAGAATTAGTTCCACAACCTGTTCTTGATTTAGCTGCTAAAGCTAAAGGTTTAGGTAGATTTAAAGAAACTGCATTTACTTCTCCTGATGTAGGTAAAATTGAATCTGATTTACTTGCTGCAACAGGATATAAAGAAGATGAAGTTTTAGCAGAAGGACCTTCTGCACAATTTAAAGGTCCTGTGTCAGATGAAATGGAAATGCAAAGATTTAGAAATTTAAAAGCAGCATATGAAAAAGGACAATTAGATAAAAAGAAATTATTGCAGACATTAGAGACAGGAGAGTTTGATACTAATCAAATAAATAGATTGTATAAAACTAATGAAAGTAATCAATACGCTAAAAAAGGTCTTGCATCAGGAATTGGTAGTAGTGGTTACTTAACTCCAAAGGATTATGGAGAAAAAACCCAAAAAGCAAGAATGGATGGTTTTAAAATTACAGTTCAACAAATAATAAACGCTAAACAACCTGAAAATCCTTACATAAAACAAGATAATGTAAAAGCTGCTCTAATTGCAATAGCAAAAGGATTAAATCCTATTACTCAAACAGATAAATTTGAAATAGGTGGTGTTTATGTCAGGACATTGTCAGGAAATAAAAAAGAAAAGTATATTTATTTAGGTGAAGGTGTTCCTGAAATTAAAATATTGTAAGTAGGATTACCACGTATGTCCACAAGATTAGATTTATTATCCAATAAAAATCAAGATACATTTGCTAAAGAAGAAAGTAATGATGTCTTTGAATTTGAGGATAACACCGATATTATTCAAAAAGAAGAATCTCAAGATGTTATAAAAGGCTCTGAGCTTCAGACTATTGAAAGTACTGACCCTAGTCAAGTTATTCCACTTGACACTTCCCAAGAAAAACTTAGTAAAAAAGACTTATTAAAAGACAAAGACTATTTTGAAGAAATACTTCAATATAGAGAAGACAGATTTGGCACTGACAAAAAAGTTGGTGCTGCCTATGTAATGATACCTTTTTTAAAACAAGATTTAACTCAAGAAAATATAATTGATGATTATTTAGACCATTATAGATTTATAACAGGTAATGAAATAGATGTTATTCAAGAATTAGATTGGTTAAAAAGTATACAGAAAAAAGAACAGATGGCATTAACAAATGCTAGAAATGCTAAAGTGCAAAATGAACAAAATGCTTACTTGGCAGAAGCTAAAAAGTTTTCTGAGATGAGGGCAAGAGCAGCTAAATTGTACTCCAAAACATCTAGATTGGCAGAGATATATGACTCTAAAAGATATGAAGGTATGTCAGGTTATGAAAAAGTAACTGATGTAATTGATACAGTGGGTGGTCATATAGCTACACAGATAACTTCTCCTTTAACTGTGGTGTCTTTAGGTGTTGGAAAAGTTGTAGCACAAAAGTTGGCTCAAAAGGCAGGTATAGGCAAAATATCTCAAATACTTATAGCTGCTGCTACTACTGCTCCAATAGATGCAACTCAAGCTGCAGTTGTTGATGTAGTAGCTCAAGGTTCTGAAATAGAAATGGGTATCAGAGAGGATTATGATGCAGAAAGAACTGCAACTGTTGCAGGTGCATCTGCTGTAATATCAGGAACTTTATCAGGTGTTGGACAAAGATTAGCTATGAGAGAAGGTAGTGGTTTAACTAAAGAAGGCATTGAGGCAGCAGTTAAAAAGGTAAAGAAAAAACAACAAGAAATTGCTAAACAAAAAATAAAAGAATTAGGTGGTGCAAGAGAATATGCAGACAAATTTGCTAAAGATATAGAAGATACATTTGGAAAGAAAGCAGTTCAAAAAGATTCTAGTGGTAAAGTTGTAGGAATTAATACTGAGGTTATTAAAAAAGCAGGTAGAGAAAAGCTAGAGTCCTTAGATAAAGCAGGTTATCAAATAGAAATAGTTGAACCTGCCATGAATTTAAACACATACGAAAGAGTTTTAGCAGGTGTTGGAGAACTTTTTGAAAGAGGCAGAGCTAATGTTGAAGAGTTTTTAGATATTGATGAAGGTATTGCTAGAACCTTGAATATGGACAAGGCACAATACATTAAAGAGGGAACTGCAGAATTAAAAAACTTATTTAGACCTCTAGGAAAAGAGGAAAGAATAAGTGAAAGAGTTTTTGAAATACTAATGAATGAAAAAGGATTTGTTAACAAAGATTTACCATTAAAAATATTGGCTAAATATGGAGTAACAAATAAAGATTTTTCTGCTATGATGCTATCAGAAATTAGTAGAGCAGGTAAAAAATTAAGTGTGGTGTCTCAACTGCCTAGAAAATTAGCACAAGCTAACAGATTAAAAACATCTGAAGAGGTTGCAGAGGAACAGGCACAAATAGCAGTAAATAATAGATTCAAAGAGTTATATTACAGATTTGAAAATATACGTAGAGCTACATTAGTTTCAGGTATAGCCACTGCACAAAGAAACGCATTAGCACAGATACCTAGGGTAGCTATAGATAGTCTTATTTATACATTAGATAGTGTGTTAAATCCTAATAAAAAGTTTAGTCTTAGAGGAAGTTTAGCTCAACTAAAATACACTTTTACAAATTTAGAAGATTCAACTGTAATATCAAATGCTTTATTAGATAATTTTGATTTTGCCAAAGCTAAAATGTGGAACAATTATAGTGAAGTAGGACATAAGTTGAAAAAAGCAAATCCTAATCAAGATGCATTATCAAGAGTATCAGGAGTTGATGCAAAGAGTAAAAAAACAAAAGCACCAGAAGCTCTAGACCCACAAAGAGGTAATATAGTAGATTCAACATTAGATAAATGGGAAACTCTAATACATCATTTTAATGTATTTAATAGATTCCAAGAATCACTTTTTAGAAGAGGTGCATTTAATGCATCAATAGAAAGACAACTTATAAATAAGTATGGAAAAGACGTTAATCTTGTTAACGTAATGAAAGAAGGTACTTTTTTAAAGTATGTTGATAACGAGATGATGGCAAAAGGGGTAGAAGACGCTTTGGATTTTACTTATGCTGCACAACCTAGATTAGGACTTTTTCAAGATGCTAATCAATTTATGACTAAATACCTTACAATATTTGCTCCATTCCCTAGATTTATGTTTAAAGCAATGGAAATGACATATAATTATAACGTTACAGGTGCTATGACAGGTGCTTACAGAACTATGTCACAGGCTATTAGAAAAGGTGGGTTTAAAAAAGTAGATGATGGTGCTTACAAACAAATGGCAGAGGGTATAGTTGGCACTACAATATTATTGCCAATGGGTTATGTACTAAGAGACCCTGAAAATGGTATAGCAGGTTCTGAATGGTATACATTAAATACAGGCAAAGGCACAGAGATGGATATGAGAGTGTTTGGTCCTATTATAACACCATATCTTTTATTTGGAGAAATGATGCATAGAGCAGAAAGAGGTGTTCCTAGTGTAGGTGCTAGAGACTTTTGGCAAGGTGTATCAGGAGCTAACTTCAGGTCATTTACATCAATAGATAGAACCATAGGTGAATTTCTTAAACTTGCTCAATCAGGAGATGCTAGAGTAAGAGAGAGTTTTTTTGGTGGTCTTGGTAGAACTTTAGGTGAGGCATGGTCAGGTTATGGTCAATTCTTTTTACAATTCTCTGATATAACAGGCGAATCAGACAGGAGAAGAGATTATAAAAAAGACCCCATATATGAGCAAAGATTTGGTGGCAAACTTGATGAGATTACTGACTACTATTTTGGTTTTGATGTAGAAAAAAGTTTAGATGCTTTTTTAAAAGAACTTAGTTTACCTATAAAAAGAAGAATAGATTCTTTTACAGATGACCCTAATGTCCCTTTTGGAAGAGACCCAAGAATTACAGATATACCTGAAAGAGTTCTACCCTTCATGAAAGTTTTGTTTGGTGCTACATTAAATAGAACACCACCTAAATACATACTAGAACTTAGTAGAATGGGATTTGGATATGATGCTTTCATGTCTAAAACAGCCATGCCAACTATAAACAGATTAGCTAATAAAAATACTGCTTTCTTTTTACAAGAAGAAATGACATATTTTTTATCTTCATTAAAAGCAGACGATAACTATAAAACTGATGGTAAATTTGATTATGGAAAAGCAGTTGGTGTAGTAGATTCTTATATAAAAAGTATAAAGAAACAATCTTTAGCAGAGGCTAAAGCAGAGATAAATAATGAAGACGAGTTATTAGGCATGTTGATAAAGTATAAATCAATTAGTCCTACCTCTAGAATGTCTGCAGAAAAATTATATAAAGCTAGAAAAGAAAAAGAATTAAATGTTCGTGATTATGAAATTGACTACTATGATTATAATGAATTATTTCAAATATTTAAAGAGGCATCTAAAATAAGAGGTGAAGGAGAACTAAAAAGAAAGTTTTTACCAAAAAAACAACAACAACTTTTTAAGTAGTAAAATAATTTACCACAATTCTAACAATCTACCATTGCCTATAATAATAAATAAACAAGTAACAATGTGCAGACTATACCAAAATATCTGTGCTAGTTTAACCAAACAAATGCCTCAGAATACCCATAGCTAAAGCTGCACATGCTACCCCATTTACCATAAGTAATGCCCTATCATGCCACAGGTAAGCCATACCTGCTAACAATCCTGTCCCTAAACAGGATGCGATAAGGTCATACAAAGGTAACACACCAACTGACCTACATATAATACCTGACATGATTAAGAACGAACCTGACCATTTTAGATACCACGATAGGTCATGTGTTGGTGTTATTTTTTGCATTTAGTTCCTTTGCTTTTTTTAAAATTACTTCAGATAAACTTTTTAATAATCTTGTATTTTCAACTAGTTCCTCTAGTTTTTTATCAAGAGTATTATCTTTACCTTCCATAAACTTCTTTGCTTCTTCTTCTAGTCTCTTCACGTTTTACTTTCTCCAACTGTTTTGCATAAGCAAAGTTGTATCCTCTTTGCCATTCTCTATGTTGCATGGTGTTGAAGTTATAAGGACTAACTGTTGCTATTACTTTACTACCCTTTACATTTCTAATGTATTGTTTACCTCTGAAAGCATTTATACCTCTTTCAAATTGAATGCGTAAGGGTGCATCATATTTACTTAGATTCGGATTTCTTCTTTTCTTTCTCTGATTCATTTTCCTGTTTCCTTTCAAAATATTTCATTACCATTGCTAGTTTGTCATCAAATTGAGCAATCTTTTCTATTTCTTTATCAATAGACTCCTGTATATCTGAGTGTTCTCCTATGCCTACAGGCATTCTTAAATATACTTCTACGTTTGCTATGTGTCTATTTATATTTCCTACATAAAAAGACTTTAACGCTGCTAACATTATATCTCGCATGTAATATCTCCTTTATAATAAAAGTTAAAGTTAAAAGGGCAACACAAATAAAGTATTCTTCAATCATGCTACCCTCAAGTGCTTCACTACCCACGAAACCTGAGAACACTAGTGTAATCAGATAACTGAGGATAGGTATCAAGACTATACCATTAACTAGCCTCAATGTCAACGACCTCACATACACCTGCAGTACATGCAAGTTCTTTACTACCATTTGTAGTATCTTCTTTTTCAAAATCTTGAAGTTTACTCCAATCAATAGACTTAGGCATAGACTCCATAAGTTTATTATATTCTTTTTCATCTATGTCTTGGTAAGGTGCTTGTTTATAAGTATGCTCACTAAAAGGTAAAAAGGATATTCCTGAAACTTCATCAAAGTTTTTAAATACCCATGCACCTACATCCATCCATTCTTCTTCTTTTACAGAAACAGTAACAGATGGTTTGTGTTCACACCAATGTCTTTGAAACATTAACCAATAGTCTAACTGCTCTATTGCAGTCATAGCAGTTCTAGTTATAGCACCTGTAGGTGATTTCATTGGAAAACTAAACACTGAAACACTATCAGGTTTTGTGATATCAGGCTCAATAGGTATACCTGCTTCTTTCATAAACTGTGTGAGTGGGTCTTTATTATCTCCACGTACAGTTCTGATATAATAATCATTATGTCTAGCATGAATACCTGACGCACTATCTACCAACTGTGATACTGTTCCTGATGGCTTGATACAAGTGATTGCAGTTGATTGTGGTATACCTAAATCTTTAGCAATCTTTTTATTAGTCTCTACTGCAACTTCTTTCAATTCTAATAGTATTCTTTGAATAGCTTCTTTTGTACCATTATTAAGAAGATAGCAATCTAATATACCTGTAAGAGATACACCTAATAATCTTTCTTCTTCTGTATTTTCTTTCCATACTTTTCTAAGATATTTAAACTCCGTAAGAGTTGATTGAAATGTACCCAAAATAGTAGCAAGTCTAACCTTTTCTTTTAGAGTATCTAAATGGTCTGCTTCTCTACAAACAACTTCAGTAAGATTACAGAACTGATAGGGTCTAAGTATAATCTCACTACATGGATTACATCCAAAGGCATAATCAGATTTACGTCTTCCGTTTTCCTCTACCTTTTTAATAGCAGACTTACGATTAAATATGCCACGTTCTCCTGATTTAGATTCATACAAAGCTAACCATTCTCTCATGAATGTGCCCATGTCAGGCTTACCTTTATAAGCCACAGAATTATTAGCCAATGCTCTATGTCCCTCATTCTCCCACCATGAACCTGACTTTGCATGTCTCATTTGGTCATCACCAAGATTGGATAATGATATAAGAGCAGAACGTCTAACACCACCTACAACTACAACTTCTCCTATCTTGCACATAATATCATGACATTCAATAGGATATAGTCTTCTTCCTGCTGCTTTTTTAAATATAGATATACAAAAATTATATAAGTCAATTAAAGGTTGAGGACCTGATGCCCTACCACCAAATGTTTTGAGTCTAGCACCTGCAGGTCTAACCTGTGATACATCAAGAGATGGTATCTGTCCTACATATAACATAGCAATTAGTTCACGTAATGCTCTTGCCCATCCGGGTCTACTATCTGCAACTGTAATCACAGTTGTGCTATCTTCAAAGTGCTCATTAACTACAGGTAACTTATCTACGTTTTCTCTTTCAACGGAAAAGCCTACACCTGTGCCACACATAAGTATATACATACACTCATCAAATGAACGTGGACTATCAACAGGTATATAGCTACAATTATATCCTGCTACATGGCATCTGTCTAAAGCTACACCTGCAGTCATCAATGCTCTCATACTTGGCATAACTCCTAATGATATTATACCATCAGTTACTTTTTCTTTTAACGCTTTAGTTAAAGTATAACCATGTTTAGTCTTTAAATGATTACTCATATAATCAATATATCTATCTGCAGTTTCACTCCAAGTTTCTCTTCTTTGCTCGTCATCTCTCCATCTAGCATATCTAGAAAGAGCAATAAAATTTTGATAATCAGTTGGTAAATAGTTATTCATTGTCGTTCCTCTCTTGTATTATTCTAATGTGTTTAACAGTTAAACCATCTATTTCATGAACAAGGTCACTTATGTAATCTTGTACTTCTTCATCTAGTCTGTCATCTGATGGAACATGATATTCCTCAGGGTCTACATGAAGTGTCATCATAACTTTAAGTTTTATTGTCATCTTCAACAACATCAATTAATTCGTTAAGATACCATTGTGCTTTCTTTAAATCTTCTGCACCATTTTTGTATCTGTATCTCCAAAGATATTTCATTATATTACCTTGTAGATAATATTCAAATCCTGTATCTGTCATAGCTTTTATAGCTTCAATAGTTTCTATACCTGCTTTATTGTAATGTGGTGGATTATTTACCATGTCTTCTTTCTTTGAACCTGATAAATATCTAGGTTGTGTTCCTTCTATTTTATTTTCCATCTCTTTCCTAACCTCTCTAAATTTTTTTCTTATTGCTTCTCTATACATTCCCATCACATGTCCTCTTTAGTGAAGTTTACAGTTATAACATTATCTTTTATTTTGTCAACAGTTCTCTTTTTCTTGCCATCAACTGCACTACTATCATCAGGCTTATATAAAAAGTCATCTACTTTAGTTCTGTAGCGAGGGTCATCTTCCATGAGTGCCAATGATGCACATGCCATCTGACAAACATGCTCTAATGCAAAGAAGCTATCATCATCTATATTTAATCTTCTAGCTTGAATAGCTAATTGATACTGTCCTTGCCATTGTCCTTTTTCATCTATGTTAGGTATTATCTCTATAAAAAAATGATTACCTCTGTTATTAAATTGTTGTGCCATACTTATCTCCTCACTTTCTTGCCTATAAACTTTATGAATATAGGATGTTTGTTTTTACCTTTTTCTTTTAGCCAACACTCAGGTATTATTCTGTCATAATATCTAAAATTATATTTTAAACACCATTGAGCATACGTTGACTTTGCTCCTTTATACAACTTAACTTTACTATTAGTGAAAATAAATCTAATGTCAAGTTTAGGATGTTGTTTTTGTATTGCTAAATGTTTACGTCTGTCAGAGGCTAGAAATCTACCTTTGGTTTCTATTATTATACCATTGTCTAATATAAAGTCAGGGGTATAGGTGCGATAAGATAAGTCTTCCCATTCTATCTTTATAGTTTCATAGGAGAATTTGAACTTACGTTCTTTAAGATAGACAGATAACTTATGTTCTAGTCCACTCCTATACCCATGCTTTAAAGCATTACGATATGCTTTATGTAGTGTCACTACAGGAAGGTTCTCCAACCTGTAAATGGACTCCATTCTTTATAAGATGAGCTAGTATTATAGGTATAACCCAATGCTTTTAGCTCTTCTTTTACTGCTTCGTCTGCTAATTTTTTAGCTTCCATAGCATCTTTTAAACCTTTCGTTCTCATTTCACGATAGGCAGTTTTAGCTTCGGCTAACTCTTTTTCCATATTTTCAATGTTAGCTTTCAGTTCGTCAAGTTTTTTTTCTGACATTACTTTACACTCCATATTTTCTTTGCTTCTTCTTTCATCTTACCATTCCACATCCAAGAGTCAAGGTTAGGATAAACAAAAGAAGCTAACTCATGCTTATCATCACTGATAGACAAAAACTTCTGTATACCATACGCAACTTTTTCAAGTTGTTTTTTATACGAAGTTAAGTTTTTAAGTGTAAACTTTTTATGCTCCTTTGGAGTAGCAAAAAATAAATCTACACTATTATTAGGGTATGCCATAGAATAAAGTGCCATCTGTCTCTTCTGTGCTTCTGTTGGTTGTGATGGCATTCTAGTTGATGTTTTTAAGTCAACTATTTTATCTTTAAATCTAAAGTCTATGTAACCCATGATGGGTACAGGCAAATCTTCTAACTGTACCTCAACCTTTTCTTGATAGTCTTCAAGATTATCATAATCAAAGTTCTTATCAATAACTTCTCCAAAACTTTTTAGCAGACCTCTTTCTTTCTCTGTTTTTTTATCTCCTAAATCAACCATAGACTCAGTACACAATGTCATAAACTTCATATTTAATAAGTCATAATCAAATGTACCTTCTTTATATTTATTAGCTAAAACAAACTCTGATGCAATGCCACGTACTGCACCTGCACCACTAGGAGATTTAACTTTAAACAAATACCTAGCCACCCACATAGGTGTATCACTTATGTAGGTATTTATACTGCTAGGCGAAAGGTAATTTATACCATGTGCTTTGAAGGGATTATTGCTTCTCATCAGATTCTAGTTCAACATCTATAAACTGCTCAACAGTTTCTGCATCTTCTTCTGACACTTCATCCTGTCTCTCTGCAACTCTCTCATCCCACTTCTTAACAATGTTATCGTTATGAGCTTTGACCCAATCTAAAAAGTCCCCAAAAGTTTTGTGGTCTTCTTCAGATATATCTATCTTAGTAGTGTAATCAACTTTAAATGTAGGTTTAAAAAACTCTGTACCTGCATTATTAGTGTAAAACACTTCAGATTCATCTAGTTGAATATTATGTTGCAGTGGTAGTCTTTCCATCCTAGAAAACTTAGAAAATATTTCACCCATAGACTTAAAAGTATTCTTATCTTTCATTTCCCATATAGCAGGAAAAGGTGGTAAATCTTCTTGTACTTCTTTACCATCAACTAACTTTACAGGCTTCTCTAATTCAACTATACCAAAGACAACCCTATATCTATCAACTGCTTTGATTATATTTTTAGTTGACTCAGGTAAAGATTGATAATCTTTAACATAACCTGTAGGTTTTCCACAGTTAAAAGTACCATAGTCATCTTTTAAATCTATACTCAAAGTGTCTGCCATTATAGACTTACAATACTTCTTATCATTTTGATAATATCTCTTATACATGAATCTCTGTAAAAAAGGTCTAAACTTAGCTTTCTCTGCGAAGTAATATATAGGAACATCTCCAACTTTTTCAAGTCTGTAACATCCACCTTTTATTACTTCCATCTTAACTTCTTTACCATCCATAGTGCCAATGCCCATTGTAGGCTCATGCCATATCCTAAACCTATTGAGAACATTAACTTTTCTTTCACCACTATTGACAGGCAAACCCATTGCCTTTGCCATAGTTGCATAACTTTCTGTGTTTATCGTTACTACTTCATTCATATTTACATACTCCTTTCAAAAGAATCCTAGTTATATCATGCAATATCTTTTGTGTCAAGCCAGTTGTCTCCTATCTTTGACTCTAACAAAAGAGGCACATTAAAATCAATACCAAATTGTGTATTTACAATGTTAGTAATATCCTGATTAATACTTTTAATAATAAATACAACTTTATTTATTTCATCAGGATGAACATCAATCACAATAGAATCATGTACTGTATTCACAATACAAGAGTTTAATAATTTTAATCTCTGTTCCATGTGAACAAGAATAAGAGGAACTATATCTGCAGTTGCAAAACTTTGCACAGGATAATTTTTTATCTGTGTAAAATGTGATACAGAACCACTTCTTCTCCTTTCAACATCAGGAAAACTAAACTGTCTACCTGATGGTGTTGTAATACTACGTTTCTCTAGAGCTTCTTTAGCCAATCTGGAATGCCAAAGTGCGATGCCTTTGTATTTTTTCGTGAAGTCTTGGTAGTATTTCGCTTCTGCTTCTGTTCTTCCAAACCCAGTCGCACCATATAACGGAGCAAAGGTATGTGCTTTAGCCTCTTGTCTAGTTGTACTCTGACCCGAAGCTGAAATAACTGAAGCCGTATAAGCATGAACGTCAAAGCCTGTTTTAATTTCATCTATTGCCACCTCGTCTTGTGATAAATAGGCTGCAGTCCTAAACTCTAACTGTGCAAAGTCTGCTTCTAGAATCTTGCCACCTTTCCAACGTGAAACAAATACCTTCTTTACAGGAAACGTACCACCTCTAGGCATGTTCTGCATGTTAGGGTCTGCTCCACTAAATCTGCCTGTTGCAGTTCTGTGTTGTAACAATCTGACATGTAACATGCCATCCTGCTTTACATGTGATTTGATACCATCAACAAAAGAAGAGAGATAAGTATCCAATGCAGACAATCTCTGTAAGTCAGATAAAAAGTTTTCTGCATCTTTCATATTATTTCTTTTAGCTACATTTCTTAATGTATCAAGATAAAGTTTATTTATAGTAAATCCATTTGCACTAACCCATTTAGCAGTAGGTGCAGAGAACTTTAAACCTGCAACTTTATTAGTTGGTTCAAATAAATATCCTTGTGTATTACATGTGTGACATCTGCTTGGCTTTGCGTAAGGTGCTCCTGATTTCTTTGTCTTCCTAACATATCCTGCACCTAAACAGTCTTTACATTTTATAGCTTTTGTTTTGTAAACAAGATTGGAATGCTCTAATACACACTCTCTATACTTATCCTTATCCATGTAAGGTGTGAACTCGTTTGCCCATAGTGCTTTATCTTTAGGCTTTCTACTATATATAACCCAAGACATTTGTTCAGGACTATTTAAATTTATAGGTGTGTCACCCATCAAGTCTTGAACTTGTTTCTTCAATCTTTTTTCTATGTCTATCTTTTCAGACTCAAACTCTTTTCTTACAGATTCTAAGACATCTTGGTTTACCTTAAAACCATTCCTATGTGTTCTAGCTAGAGTCATAGCAACTTTGTTTGTAAGTATTACTGTATCCATAAGGGATGTGCTAATTAATTGTTTGTACTGACTATCACATAACTCTTGCGTTGCCCTCAAGTCTGCTCTTAAATATTCTGTTAGCTCATCCTTAGGTATCTCATCTACACCTATACCTTTGGCAAAATACTCTTTTAATGTATCCTGCTTCTTCGTATTTAACTCATGTCTTTCTGCACAGGCTTCTAATGACAAAGAATACTTCTCAGGATTACCCCTACTTAAAACATACTCTGCTAACATAGTATCAAATATAACACCATCATATTTAAAACCACACTCCCACAACCACATCAAATCGTATGTTATGTTGTGTCCTATAAGAACTGTAGCTTTGTCTAACATGTCTTGTATATCAACAAACCCACTATCCATATCATATATAGTTTCATTTCCATTGTCATCACGACAACCCACCATAACTAATTTGTTAGTTGGTTCGTATGGGTCAAGATACATCTTGCCATCTCTTTTAGTTACTGTATTTTCTATGTCAATCGTTAACTTCATTTAATCTTTCCTTATGTTCTTTTAGATATATAACTGCTCTTTCTATTGTTGTCAAGTCATCTCTAAATCCACCCAATCCATCATTACAATGTTTACATATGTAACCACGAAAAGTATTTGTATCATGACAATGGTCAAGAACCCATGTGCCTAACAACTTTTGATTATATTTATTAACCTCTTCTATGCTTCTCTCACAAATAGGACAACAATAACTCTTGTCAGGATACACGTTTTGTTTTCTTAACGTAGCAATAACTTGCCTATGTCCTTTTTGACATGACCTACATGTCCTTTTTATTTCTGCTTCTCCTGACTTCGTGTAGGACATCTGTTGAAAGTTTTCAATAGGTTGTCTTATATCACACTTGATGCAGACCAACCCATCTTCACATATCTCCTCTACTACATTAAAGAGTTCAAACTGTTCAATCATACTTCGTATCTACCTATTTTATAATTAAGGTTACAATGAACAACACCATGCCATCCTGTAAGTTTATTCTTAACCACGTTAAGATGTCTCTGCAGGTCTTCCTCTTCTGCACCTTGTTGTGGTGGATTCTTTGCAATCAATATCATCAAATCTGCTTCTGCTGCTTTACCTGTTCTACTACCTTCCATCATGGATTGATTAAGCAATACTTTGCCTTCTGCATCTGCAGATAACTGTGACATGTAAAATACTGCACACTTGTGTTCTTTGGCAATCATACGAGCATGAACTGCATTAGCTTTCAATGCTTCATCAGTACGAGCAAAGCCACCTGTACGTGCAAACTTATCTCCCATATCAAGAACAACTATGTCAGGCTTGTACGATTTACATACACTTTCAACCCATGACATGTCACGACCTGTTGCATCTTTAATCTTTATATTATCTTTAATAGGTGCATACAAATCTCTAGCACGACTAGGATTCTCCTTTATCTCTCTCATAGTCATACCTGTTGATGCAGTAAGATATCTAGCACCTACTCTGTGGCTACCCTCTTCATTACAAAGTATAATACATGATGCACCTTGTTGTGCTAACCCATCTTGACCTGCTAACAAACTTGCATGAAAGCTAGTCTTACCTGTGTTTGGTCTAGCACCTATCTCTATCAAGTGACCTGAGTTTATACCATCAACTTGTCTTGTTAAAGTAGGGACATTGAAAGTCCAACGTGCCTCTAAATCATTCTTGGCTAGTAAGGTGTCTATCTCAATATCATCCCACTCTACATTCAGGTTAGGTGTAAAGTCATCTCCATACTGCTCTAGTATCTGACGTATAGGTTCTAAAGAGGAATGAGAACCATTAACATAATCAAAGCCAATATTGGCAATATCCTCACCCACAACTTGTTGAAATAATTTTGATAATACTTCTTGTGCAATGTCTTCTCCTAAAGGTTGTTCCATTCTAATCTGTCTAAACAAACTAGAGTAGGCTTGTTTCTGTGCAGTTGTAAGTGTCGGATTGTTAGACATAAACAAAGCCTCAATCTCATCAGGTGTAACACTTCTTTCATAAGTGCTCATGGCTTTGTCAATAGACTGCTTAATCTTTCTATTGTCTTTGGCAAATAGTCTATCAGGACATTTTGCTCCACGATGGTCATCATAAAATGATTTCTCCATCAAACTTCTTAGTAATGCTAATTCCATAACTGTGTCTCCTTTGGGGTTAATAGTTTCAAATTATTTAAGTCTTCTTGTCTCCTATATTTTAAATCATCTTTCAATCTTAATATCTTTACATCCTTGACATGTGAACGTAACTCTTTAGCAAAAGCAAAAGACTTGGGTAGTGCATCAGGGTCAAGTGCTATTATTGCAGTTGAGAATTGCGACAGGAATGTTTTGTGAGAATCTAATAATGATGTACCCAACACAGCTACCCCAACATATACATCACTACCAATCACTCCTGCACTAATGCAATCCTCAACTACTATTGCGATACTACCACAACCAAATGAAAAAGGCAAGTCCGAAGAACCATACCTCTTCCACTTAGGAAGTTTGTTTAGGATAGACCTACCTGTAGCATCCACAATTCTGCCATTTTCTTTGATAGGAAAAACAACTCTGTGTTCTTTGACATCATACTGTAACTCTAAAGCATCTACATCTAGACCCCACTTGTTACACCAATCCATTATGTCTTGGTTACGTGGTGTAATGTACTCAGGCATTTCAAATGATGTCCCAAGTTGGGACACTTCTCTCATGTTACGAATATCCTCTGCAGATAAATGAACACGACTTTTACCTTTGACATTACAAGATGCTTTATAACAGTTCCAAAGTAGAGAACCCATGTTGTTTGTAACAGTAAATGTTTTGTATGACCTGCACATAGGACATGTCATCCTTTGTGATGTGCCATTCTCTACATCTAACTGTTTAACATATTCATATATATTAATCATATATTATATATTACATCCTTCTTGTCGGCATTTAATATGCTTTTATCATGACTTTCAGATTCTGTCAACCCTCTACGTGTTTGCAATGCTAAATTAGCACTAGCAAAGGTATTCTTCATGTAAGGTTTAACAGATTGTGGGTTAGCATGTCCTGTAACTGACATAATATTACCCATAGATACACCTGCATCAACCATTTCAACTGTTCCTGTTCTACGTAAGTCACTTAATCGTAGCTCATTAGAGAGTCCTGCAGAGGTCATAACCTTTCTAGCTAGGATTGGTAGCTTTGTTAGTGAATAAGGCTTGTATGACCCTTTAAATGGTCTTGGGCGAGGTGCTACATACTTTTGAAACCCATAATCATTCTTTTGTTGTAATAACATTTCATTTAACTCATCTGATATGGGTAAAAATACCTCTGCTCTTCTCTTAGACTGCTCAATTTGCATACGTTGTTCATCTAAATCAAGGTTAGACCATTCTAAAAGTCTCATGTCTCCTATTCTTTGACACCATTCGTATGCCATCTGTGCAATCAGTCCTAAACTTCTAGTCTTAAAATCAGAGTATGCAATATCAAGAAACCTGATAACGTCATCTTTTGTCCAAACAACTTTTCTATGTGCAACGACACGTTTCTTAATATTACTAAATGGATTCATAGTGCAATGCTCCATGTTTATTCCATAATTAAGCAATACTCTGATTACAGACATGAGATGATTAGCCAATGATACACCTCTCTCACACCATTTATTATATGCTAACTTAGCAAGTTTAGTTGTTAAATTAGAGAGTTTATAAGTTCCTAAACTCTTACCATCAACCACACTTGTAGAACAAACTATGCCTAAAAAGTATTTATATTGTACTTTAGTTTCTTCTCGTAAGTTGTTGTATTCAAAGGATAAATAGTATTCATCCAATAAATTACTTACTTTCATAATCCCACTCCCATAAATCCTAGTATGAATGCCATGCAACACATACCTAATATAAACCATATTAATTCATCGTTATTCATGTTCTCCTCCTTTATCATTGTTATCTAATTCAAACCTTTTGCCATTGTAATATATAGCACGACTACGACTAGGTGTATGATATCCATCACGTAGAAAGAAACTAGGCTTTCTCTTCGCAGTCTCAAACGTAGCCACAGTTAAAACAATAGCAGCCAATATAAATACGTGGGCAATCGCAGTTATTCCAAACATCCACATACTACCAAAGTACATAGAGAATGCTATGCACCACATCCATGCTAATACTTGCATAACCATGTGTCTAGTATTTAGGTCAGGTATGTGTCGCAAGGGATTGTGTTCATAGTTCATAACTGAATCCCATGTGTTATATACTAATCTTCTCATTCGCTATTCTCCTCTATTTTAAGTTCTCCATATAAATAAATTCCAAAGTCATATCCTTGATTATAATAGTGATGGCTATTATGGGTTGACCTGATACCTTTAATCAAACCATCTGCTACACCATCTTTAAATGCTTTTAACACACCATTTGATTCTATCTTCTTATCTAACTCATGTGCATCTATTAACTTCTGTGCTAATTGGTCTCGTTCTACTGCCATTATTTACTCCTTTCTAAATCCCACCTATAAAATATGTGGTCATCTATTCTAGTTATATAAGTCTTTGTTTCTGCCCAACTAGGATTAACATAGTAGGCATGGTAGTGTGTAGCACCCTCAAGATAGGCATCAAGATATCCATAGTAAACACCTTTAGCTACTGATAGAGATTCTTCCCATGCCTCTTTTTCTTTAGCTACATCACTCTTGCCATCACAATACCAACTGAATTGACATTGATTCCTAATAGGCACAGAAGGTTTCCATTTGTATGTCAACCCTTGTTTAACAACATCACACACATTGTTAGGATAACGTGAATCAGCTACTCTGTTCATCACGACTTCTGCTACTGCTATCTGTCCTGATAAACTTTGATTCTTAGCCTCGTGATATACATTGAGTGCTAGACATACTATCGCTTCAGCTATCATAATTCATCCCCTTGTTTTGGTGAAATAAAATCTAAATTAGTACCATAACTAACTACACAATATATACTATGTTGAG